CTTCTGCTAAAGCAGCTAACACAGAGGTAACTCTGATTGCAGCTACTGAAGGCGAAGTACAAGTAGCAATTAACAAGCACTTTGAATATTCACGTTTAATTGAAGATATTGTTGATGTTCAAGCACAACCTTCACTTCGTAGTTTCTACACTGAAGATGCTGGATATGCTTTAGCAACACAATTAGATTCTGACATAGGCTTGTTAGCTAAAACTTTTGGAGATGACAATGGGTCAGGTTCTGACTTTGTTCACTCTAACAGTTTTTACATTGATGCTGCTAATGGATTGGCTGCTTATGCAGTTGATACTGTAGCTGCAACTGACTTGTTTACTGACTTAGCTTTCAGAGAAGCAGTACAACAACTTGACGATAATGATGTTCCTATGGACGGAAGATTCTTAGTTATCCCACCAAGTGTTCGTACTACTATCATGGGCATTGATCGCTATCAATCTTCTGACTTCGTAGATAACAGAGGTGTTGTAAATGGTCAAATCGGTAGTCTTTATGGTGTTGACATTTATGTGTCTAACAACCTACCTGTAGTTGAAACTGCTGGTGACAACTCAGCATCTGCTGTTGATACTATTGGTGCTATCATGGCTCAGAAAGATGCAATGGTACTAGCAGAACAAATCGGTGTTCGTACACAAACTCAATACAAGCAAGAGTATTTGGGTGATTTGATGACTGCTGACACTCTATATGGTGTTAAAACAGTTAGACCTGAAAGTGGTCTAGTTATCTCTGTACCTAAAAACTAGGAACTAAGATAGATGGGTAGCCCCTTCGGGGGCTGCTTTTTATTTAATGTTATATAGTGAGTATAAATATTATGAATCCAAGAGATAAGGCAATTCTTAAGGCACTTAAACTAGCTAGGGAAGCAGTTAAATTAGCAAGAAATCCTAAAGAATTAGCAAAAGCAAAAGCTAACCTAAAAAAACTTATGGACAAAAGTGCTACTCAAAATCTTAAGTCTTTAGGAAGTAAAGTTGTACAAGGTGTTAAAGATAAAGTAACAAAAAGTAATAAAGAATTAACAAAACAATTAGAGTTGCTTAAAAAAACTAAACCTAAAGCTAAGAGTAAAACACCAACTGGTAATAAACCAAGAGTTAGAACTCGTGCTAATACTAATCAAGCACCAAGCAAAGCTCCTAAACAATTAGAAATGTTTAATAAGTCTGGCACAGTAAAAGCTGGTATTAAAAAATCTAATGCAACAGCAGCTAAAGCAGCTAAGAAAAGAACAGCTTCTGAAAAAAGAAAAGCTACTTTGCAAGCTAGAAAAGATGCTGCTAAAAAACGAGCAGATGGTGTTGCTAAAGCAAAACTAACCAGAGCTAAAAATAAAAAAACAAAAACAGTAGCAGCAAAAACAGCAGCACAAAAAAAGACTAAGAATAGATTGCTTACTGGAGCTGGTTTAGGAATAGCAACAGCTTCTCTTGTAAAAAAACCTAAGTCTAAATACTCTGCTCCAATAAAAAAAGCAAAAAAAGAACTTACTGCAAAAGAAAAGTTCTTAGCAAAAAGGGAAGCAAAGAAAACAGGTACTGCTAGACAAAGAACTTTAATAAATGAAAATAAAAGATTAAAAGACAGAGTCTACGGATTATAAGGAAGTAGTATATGGCAATATTTCGTGGTGATGGTGGAGCAGGTGATGCAAACACTGATGTAACAATTAACTCTGTTACAGAAAAAGCTAATGAAGCAGCAACTTCTGCATCAGAAGCAGCATCAAGTGCAACTTCAGCCAGCACATCAGCTAGCAATGCTAGTACATCAGAAACTAATGCAAGTAACTCAGCAACAGCAGCAGCATCTTCTGCCTCTGGTGCTTCTACTTCTGCAAGTAATGCAAGTACATCTGCATCTACTGCAAGTACACAAGCGACTAACGCTTCTAATTCAGCTACTGCAGCAGCAAGTTCAGCTACAGCAGCGGCAACCTCAGAAACAAATGCTGAAACAGCAGAAACTAATGCAGAAACTGCTGAAACAAATGCAGCAAGCAGTGCTTCTACAGCTACTACTAAAGCTAGTGAGGCAGCTACATCAGCAACAAATGCAGCTACATCTGCTACAACAGCAACAACTAAGGCTTCTGAAGCTAGTACATCTGCTACTAATGCAGCTACTTCAGCAACTACAGCTTCAACACAAGCAACCAACGCTAGTAACTCTGCTAGTGCAGCAAGTACAAGCGAAACAAACGCAGCTACAAGTGCTACAAATGCAGCCAACTCTGCAACAGCAGCGGCAGCAGAACTATCAACAGCAGCACTCAAAGCAAACAACTTATCAGACCTAGCTAATGCTGGCACTGCAAGAACTAACTTAGGTTTAGGAACAGCAGCTACCACAGCTAGTACAGATTATGTAGCAGCGTCAGCAGTATCTACCTTTGGTGGTACACTAATAGATGATGCAGATGCAAGTACAGCTAGAACTACACTAGGATTAGGAACTGCTGCAACTACAGCAAGTACAGCCTACGCTACAGCAGCACAAGGCACATTAGCTGATAGTGCATTACAAGATGTAGTTGACGATACAACCCCACAACTAGGTGGTGACTTAGACACCAATGGAAACTCTGTTGATTTTGGAGCTTCTGGTTGGTCTATTGCTCTTAGTGGTAGTAATTTAGTATTTAGTTACAATGGCACTGCTAAAGTTAAATTTGCATCTGATGGTGAAATTGTTACTGTAGATGATGTTACAGCATTTGGAACAATTTAATGGCATTACAATCATCAGGTGCAATTAGTTTAAGTAATATACAAACAGAGTTTGGGGGAACTAACCCCATAGGTTTGTCTGAATATTATAGTAAGGGTAATGCACCAGCTAGTGGTGAGATTCAACTAGCAGCAGATTTCTATGGAACTTCAAATTCAGTTTCTTTAAATTTTGCTACTCATGGAAGTGTAAGTGGAACAAGTGCCACAATTAACATTGGTACAGCACGAAGCACTCGTATGGTACATTTAGTAGGTAAAGGTTCAACAGAGAGTAATGTAACTATTAATGGTAGTAGTATGGCACTCAGTAGTAACTATGTAACTTGGTTTGCATACGCTAAAGTACCAACTGGCACAACTGCTAGTATTGCATGGAGTAACACTGCTACAGTTTATGTTACTACCTTTGACACAGTTAATTCTGGTACAGCAGACTCAGGAACTGGTAATGTAAATACCACATATACTTTTCTTGCAAATGAAGGTGTTTGTATTTGGGGGGGAACTGCTGGAATTGGAAGTGCAAACCCACCAACAGACATAACTTTAAGCACTAATAATTCTGGGGGTGTAAATTATATTTTTCAAGACTCACCAAATGGTGGTGGTCAAAGCTCAGAAGTAGCTTATAGCCCAACCAGTTCAGGAGTAAATCAAACTTTTACTTGCACATATTCAGGAACACTAAAAGGTGGCTCACCTAATCTAGCTCAAATATTTTACACAAATTAACAGGATAATAAAATGAGTTTTAATTTATCTAGCGTACATTTAGATACTACAATTATAGACCCTACTCTTGGCTTAACAATTTTTGAAGCAGAAGTAAGTCAAGGTGATAGTTTTACTCCTAGAATACCTACGGATAGGTTGCGTTCTGTTAATTGGTGTACAGAAGGTAATGTTAGTGTATATGCAAGAGATATGACATTTATTAATACATATGGTGTAGGGGAAAGAATGTTAGTACCCAACCCAGACCATTTAAGTTTTGGTAAATGTGTATTAATTTGTGCTTCTAACACTGCTAAATACTATTGTTTGTGTGGAAACGAAGATGTTTATTATAACGGAGAAGTTATACAACTAACAGCTAACGAAGAAAAAACTATTAGTAACTGTAACGGACACTACATGTTTTGTAGTATGGGTACAACTAACTCTCTTGAAAAAAATAAAATATTAATTATTGACTCTGATAGTTATACTGTTACAGCAGGAACTGAAGGAGCTATTATTACTGTATTTTATGACAGTACAGACGATTAAAGGATACTTATGTCTAACATGACAGATTACGAAGCAGGACAGTTAGTAGCAGTAGTCACTCAGCTTAATAATGAAATAAGCGAAATGAATAAAACTTGCACTATGCTATCTGAACGAGTAAATGAATTAGAAAAACAAATGGCTAAAGGAAAGGGAATGTTTGCTGGAGCTATATTTATAGCAATGGGATTAGGTGGTATTGGTAGCACTTTATTCTCTAAATGGTTTAATTAGGATACAAAATATGACTTACTTAGATATAGTTAATAACATTTTAAAACGATTAAGAGAGCGTACTGTATCAACAGTCAACGAATCTTCTTACTCTAGTTTGATAGCTGTACTTGTTAATGATGCAAAAGAGTCAGTAGAAAATGCTTGGAACTGGAGTGCATTAAGAACTACACTAAGTGCTACTACATCTAATGGTATTTTTAACTATGAACTAAATGGTTCTTTAAACTCTTTAACAGTATTAGATGCAACAAATGTAACAGATAACTTTTTCTTAG